ATGGCAAGGCGTAGCGCGGCCGTCGCGAGGGCTGCGAATGTCGTCGTCGAGCAGGTTGACGAGATCACGCTCGACAAGGTGAAGGTCCAGGTGCGCGGGCAGGACCTGCCGCTCGACGACGTCCTCCTTGATCCCACAAACCCGCGAGTAGCGAACACTGTGGCCGCCGGCTTGCCGGGCGGCGCCAAAGCCGAGCAGCGCGCCCTGAACGATGTCTTATGGTCCGACTCGGACGTGCACGATCTCTACCGTTCCGTTCTCGCCAACCGCGGCCTTATCGAGCGCATCATCGTTCGCAACAACATGGTCGTGGCAGAAGGGAACTGCCGCACCGTGGTCTATCGTAAACTGCGGGATAATTTTCCGGACGATCCTCTTTGGCGGGCCATACCCGCCAGGGTACTTCCCGCCGACATCACTGATCGTCAAATTGCAATCTTGCTGGGCGAGCTTCACGTCGGCGGAAAAAATAAATGGTCTGCGTTCGAAAAGGCGGGTCACATTCATCAGCTATTCAATCAATTCGGAATGGTGCAGGAGGAGATCGCCAAGCTACTTAAGACCTCAAAGACCGCGGTGAACCATAACATTCGTGCGTTCGACGTGATGAAGAACAAATATCTTGTTTCATTCCCCGGCCCCGGCGCTGTGCGGAAATTCAGCTACTTCCAGGAGCTTTTCAAGAAACCAGAACTGCGAGAATGGGTGACGCACTCGCCCGAAGCGCTCGATGATTTTGTCCGATGGGTAGGCACTAACAAAATTGCTCAGGGACAGCACGTCCGCGAACTATGCGATATTGTTTCGAATCCTAGAGCGCTCGCCGCCTTTAGCAAGCAGGGCCGGGACGCCGCGCTAAAGATTCTAAACCAGGATCGGCCGGAGCTCAGCTCGCCACTCTTCAAGCTCATGGTTCAGATGACTGAGGCACTTGCCGATGCGCGCCTCGACGACATCCAGCGCGTCCGCAAGGACCCCACCGGGGGGGCAAAGACCATCGTCCGTAATCTCAATGCGGCTCTGGAGCGCTTCGTCGACCTCTGTGACGGTTTGAAATGACTCGGAGAACAGCCATGATTGCCTACACACGTAATATTCAGGGTGCGCGAGTGGAGCTGACGCTCACCGAAGTGGACCCGGACGTCGTGATCCTGGATTCCACTAACCCGAGGGTGGGTTTTTCGATGCGTCAGCTCGAGGACCAGGATCGCAGCGATGCTGCATGCACGCTGCTCTTGACCAGCCAAGAGGATACCGAGGGTCTCAAACGCTCAATCATCTTGTCGGGTGGCGTTCAGGAACCGATCTACTTGCGTCATGACCATACCGTGGCAGAAGGCAATCGTCGGGTGGTAGCCCTACGAGCGGCCAAGGAAGAGCATCCCGGTAATCCGGCATTCCAAACAATGCCAGCCTGGATCATCCCGGAAGGCACGCCGGAGGAAACCGTTCAAGACCTTCTAAACGAGATTCATCTCGGGTCTGTTCGCGGTTGGGCACCATATGAAAAAGCGCTGCAAATGCGAGCGCTGGTAAAGGCCGGTCTCATCGAAGCCGAGGTCGCCGAGCGGTACCGCATGACCACAAATGATGTGCGTCAACATATCGAAGCGGCAAATATGATGGACCGCATCTACGTTCCGATCACCGAGGACCCTGCTCATCCCGATCACCGCAGCAAATTTTCATACTTCCTTGAATTCACGCGCAACACGCGGATTACACAGCACCGAGAAGGAATGAATAATCTCCCGGAGCGCTTCGCATGTTGGGTACGAGATGGCAAAGTCGATACGGGCATGAAGGTCCGCAAGCTGCCGAAGATTCTTGACGCGAAAGAGGCTGTGCGCCTCTTGGAGGTGAACGGTTTCGACGCAGCTGAAGAGTACCTCGCGGAGAACAACCCTCGCGAACAGGAGCTTTATCTACAGCTCGAAAAGACGCGCGCCCGCCTTGCCAAAATGTCCATCGCGGAGATGGTTGAAGCCCGGCAGTGTCCGGAGCGCCTGGAGATTCTCACGTCTCTTCAGGAGACACTGGCGGCGGTGCTCGAAAATATCGACCGCGTTTCTGTGCCCAAGACCGCTAGGCGAGCCGCTGGAAATCGTAGATAGGGACCAGATGCCGAGCGGCAAGCATCAGACGCTTTTGCTTTGGGCGCGCGACGGATGTGCGCGGACGGGTTCGTCGTCACGGGCTTCGACCACAGCGCTGACCAGGCAGGCTTCTGGAACGAGCTGTCGACACCGTTCATGCTGAGGGGACATAGGCCGGATGCGTGGGGGGCGCGACTAGATGGCGCCCTGCTCGCCTTCGCCGAGGCAAAAACGGCCGCCGACATAGACAACGGACACACTCTCGCTCAGCTGCGAACATTCGGGAATGTTAGGATGAAAGGTGGCGGCCTCCTCTGTCCGCTGTACATTTCCGTCCCGCGCTACGAAGCCCGCAAGCTTGACGAGATCCTCATCAAGACGGGGCTCATCCGCGCGCGCCACGTCGTGCGGCTGCATGTACCGGAAATCCTGCTCGGAGGAATTCGCCGTGCCGCGTGAAGAGATCGCATCGCTTCCTCATCAAGTAGAGGGGACCGAGTTCCTTCGACAAAACGATCGTGCAGCTCTCTTTGACGAGCAAGGGCTCGGAAAGACTAAGCAGCTGATCGACGCCATCGCCGCCGAAATAAAGGGCGAAACCTTGAGCGGTGCTGTCATTATTTGTCCGAACGGGCTTAAGACGACCTGGGTTGAAGAAATAAAGAAATTCTCGGACTTGCCCGTTGCAGTGTTCGGGGCCGGCCGCAAAGCGCGCCGGCGCCCTTTCACAAAACTGCGTGCTGCGTTTTACGTTATCAACTACGAGGCGGTGGGAGCGGAGTTGCCAGCCCTGAAGGCGCTGTTGCGCTTCAAGCCGATGGCATTGGTCCTCGACGAAAGCCACCGTATCAAGACGCCGGATGCAAAAGTTACAGGAGCAGTTCTGCAGCTACGCGGCCACGCCGCCCGCCGCTATATCCTCTCCGGCACGCCCGTTGCGAACAAGCCTGAGGATTTGTGGAGTCAATTTTACTTTCTAGACGACGGCGTATCTCTTGGGGAGACCTTGGATGACTTCCGCGCGCGATATAAGGGCGCGGGCGGCGCCTACCAATCGCTAGACGATCTTCGTTTGAAGGTTGCTGGTCTCTCAAGGCGCCGCCTTAAGGATCATGCCGTAAAACTTCCTGCGAAGCAGATTCGCCGATTTAGGGTGAAGCTCTCTCCTCATCAGCAGGCGATGTACGATAGCATGCGGAACGAGCTCGCGCTGTGGGTGAAGTCGCTCACGGGTGAGCAGGTACTTCAAGAGGCCGACGCCATCCTTGCTAGGCTAGTGCGCTTGGCACAACTCGCGTCGAACCCCGGACTGCTGGATGCAGCATACAAAGAGGAACCTTCGAAATTCGCCGCTCTCGACCGTATTCTTGCTGAAGCTCTGTCCCAAGATTGGAGGAAGGCGATCGTCTGGAGTTCGTTTGTACCGAATATGGGCGTTCTTCAGCGACGCTATGCTCTGTACCGGCCGGTCACTATCCATGGTGCTATTTCGGGCCCGGAGCGGGATGCGGCGGTACGCGCTTTCAAGAGCGATCCCCAGGTCAAGCTAATGATTGCCAACCCAGCAGCGGCGCGTGAAGGCCTGACGCTCACTCAAGCCAATCTCGCCATATACTTAGACAGAACATTCAATTTGGTTGACTACATCCAGTCGCAGGATCGCATCCATCGCATCTCGCAGACTCGGGACTGCGAAATCCTATTGCTTGTAGCTGAGAACACAGTTGACAAATTTATTGACTTCTGCCTAGAGCAGAAGGCAAGGCTCGCGAAATATGTCCAGCAGGATGTAGGCAGCATCGCTCAGGAAGATCTTGCTCTGAGCAAGCCCGAAATCCTACGCGCGCTGTTGTGGCCGGAACAGAACGAGCGTTCAGAAATTGAAGCCTGAACAGCTTCGTTGTTTCACAAGCCGATTAGCCAGGACGTCGAGCCTTTTGGCCGGTTTCCCGCGCGCCACGCTTTTTCGCGCGAGTCTTTGAATTTCGGGGCACCGTGACAGGTGAATTCTTGCTTCTCTTTAGACTCTTGGCGGAAGTCCCCGTATTTGCTTCATCGCTTAGAGCGATCTTTTCCAGAATGCGGTCTACCAGTGATTTTGCCGCAACGCGATTGGTCGAACACTCATAGATCAGTTCGATCATTTGCCCGTACATGCCGCGTTTCGCTGGTGGTAGGACGTCGAGTGGAGAACTTGGCAACGATCTCGTAGCTTCACGTACCCGCTCCTCTATCTTTAATATGCGTGTGCCCAATTTATCCTTCTCGGAGTCCACCTCCTGAGCGTTGGCGAGTCGCCTCATTTTATTCAAGGCATGTTCAATCTGCCTCGACTGCCCTCGGCGCGCTTCTTTCCTGATGCCACCCTGCTTCAGGATATGCAGCCGTTCCTTCACTCCCTGCTCCTGTAGTTCGAAGTCCCGCAGCAATTGCCGGCGCTTGGAGCTGGTTCGGCAACGCTTCGAAATCGCTCGCGCGATGGGTGTGACCTGATTTAGCAAGTTGCTGTAGTGCGCGTTCTGCTCGAAATCATCTCTGCGGGCGTTCGGTATGATGCGCCTGTCGAGAATATGGACTTCTCCGATAGACCAGGAGTTAAAGCGCGGTTCCGTGAACAATTCTTCCAAGAGCGCGTTTCCGCCGATCTGGACATTGCCGACGCGCAGCCTCACCCCCTTGAAACCCGTTGCTGTTGGTACAGCGCCATCATATTCGTGATGCAAGAGCCAGCCGATCGCGGCCGAATTTCCGTCAACGTCTGGGATCGTGAAAATCTCTAGCCCTTCAAACTTCCCTTGCTTCTTCTCGTCAGTGAAACCACGCCGGTGTGGCCGATAGATCGCGCCGTCCACGCCAGAAACGCGAAGGTCAAAGGTGTCTAACTTCACCGCCGGCTCGACGGCTTGACGAATCTCTTCGGCGAAAGGGAATTCCGGAGAGAAAGGGACGGGAGCCACTTGCGATAGATATTCTGCAATCGCCGTCGGACTCATCAGTTTGTCGCTGCGTAACCGTACTACGCCATCAAGCTCAACCTCAAAGAAGCGAGAGGGATATCCGTCGGCCGGAATACGCGAGAGCGACACCGACCGTCGGATCAGATCTTCGATACCTGCGTCTGGATCGCTCGACCGAAGAACGGAGCGGAGCAGTCGGCAATCCCAATTCAGTTCGGACACGCGGCTCTCGCCCTGTGCGCGAGAACGGAACGTGAGGCGCTGCGCGTATCCTAATCCGGCCAAGCGACCTACGCCTCTGAAGCCGCGCGCAACGCCGCCTCGTTTTCCGCTCGCACCGAGCGAGGTCATACAGCGCGCGAAATCTTGCCAGGGCACACCAATGCCGTCGTCTCTAATCGTAACCTTCCGTAATGCCGAGTCGATGCTGATGGTAACTAGTCCCTTCTTGTGCCTCCCGTACAGCCCTGCCGCCAGCGCCTCATCAATCGCATCGGCGGCGTTTTGCACATATTCGCGGTAGATCGTCAGCGGATCGACATACATCGCGCTCGACACCAGTTCGAGCACATCCTTTCCGATCACGATCTTGTCGATCGACTCCGTCTCCGCGACCGGGCCTTTAGTCTTGAGAGCGAGGGCACCTTCAGTCATTGTAAGACTGTCCTTTCGTTGCGCGCTTTCGGGTTCTGTACAGCCGTTGGCTGTGAGGAAACCTCGCTTTCGAGGTCAGCGTCCTCCACAATCTCGTCGTCTGCCAGTCCGATCTGAAGCTGCTTGTCGTTGGCGGTCAGGAGCTTTTGCTTTGCCCAAATTCTGGCGAGTTCATCCTTCGGAACCGGAATGTAGAACTGGAGAGCAGCTTTGAGACGCGCGTCGGTGCAGCGCTTGACCAACATTGCAAACTCGCGTGGATCGCATGAAGAGAGAAGAATGATTAGTTCGGAGCGCTGCTCAAGGGTGAGACGCCGATACGCGGCTTGGTAGTCATGAAGTTCGGGCTTGCCTTCGAACCGTTCGTACCAATCTCGGTTGAAGATGAAGTCGTGTGGCATCGCAAGGATGCCTTCAAAGTCGCTCTGTGTATCTCCGAAGGCGCGCTTGAAGAAGTCAGGCTCGCCGCTGACGACGCCGTGCGTAGCCTGCAGAACAATCTGCAACGAACGAAGCTGATATCGAGTCCACTTCTCACCAACATGGCCGCGGTCGGGTCGATTAGTTGGTTGATAGCGCATAGGAAACGACCAAATCCGTACTCCCAATTCCTCGTTCAGTTTGACATTCAGACGCATTCGCTCAAACAAGTCGGCTGGACCATCGTGGAAGTTGTAGAGCATATAGTTGGAGAGCTCTGTCAGCCCGAATTCATGTGCATAGCGGATCGCTTGCTCGTACGGCTTCTTCACCCCGAGATGATCGAAGGCGATCCGGAGCGGCTTCAGACAGATGGTCGCGAGTTCTCGGAGATACACCGGATCCTTGCATAGGATTCTGGCGTCGACGCCCTGGTTGAAATCGACCCGACGTTGCACTGGCGTCCGCGTGCCATCGCGCTTGAGCTTGGCGCCCGGCGTAAAGCCAAGGTCGCGTATCTCCGCAATAATCTCCTTGAAGCGGGGCGATGCGACGACGTTGTTGTCCATGAGCATCAGGTCTTTCTTTTGCCCATAGAGCCGATCGATTTCTCGCACGAGTCCGGTGAGTGACTCCGTGTCGCGTTGCGCGCCTTCAAGTTTCGGGACGCCACAGAAGTGGCACTTCCTGATGCAGCCCCGAGACGTGTAGGCGAAATATGCGTCGTTGACAGGATAGTGGTATTCAATCTGCGACAGGATGCTGTAGTCGGGGACGAGATCCTCGATCGGACGTCCGCTCGTGTCCCCGGAATAAAGTTCTTCGGAAAAATCATCGAGCTGAAGCGCTACCGCTGGCGGCGCGCTCAGAAGCCCTTTGATGAAACGGATGCCGTGCCATTCCGGTTTGGCGCGAAATCTCTCATTCATAAGCGAGGCCGCGATGCCGCCCACGAAGACCTTATCTGCCTGCCCGCTCGCGGCATGCAGAGCGAAGTCTATGGTCTGCGCAATCTTGGCGAATTCGAACGAGAAGAGGGTCGTGACGTAGATACGGTCCCAAGCGGTCGAAAGGACACTCTTGTCCTCGCCTTTGATAAACCGAACTTTGTCCTGCTTTCCTTGCGGTCCGTGATATTGAGCAATCTTCATCAGACCGAGGGGTGGATATTTGTTCTTGTACCCCGGCTCGATGAGCAGAATGTTTTTACCGGCCATGGCTACCCGTCCTTTCGGTAGCAAGCGTTTCGCTTCTTATCTTCAGCAAGACTCGCAGCGCTTCCTTGGCGCCCGACTCTCCGCCGAGTCCCTTGAATGTGCCCTGTCCAGTCCAATCAACACTCGGCCCCAGCTCTGCGAGTTCGGTCCGGAAGGCGCGACGTGCGCAAGCGGCCGCTGCGCCTTTTTCCTGATAAATCTGGGCCATCAGTCCGGTAAGCGCATAAACACCGACGCCCTTCGTTATTAGATGCCCGCGCGGGTCGCTCCAAGGGCCTGGCATGACATCCGTGACTGCAAGCCAGAACTCGACAACCATAGCGGCCACGGCTTCTGCGCTTTCACGCTGGAGGATTCCCGTTGGGGTGAGTAAGTAGTCCCGCACCGCCTTTTGCATTGTCCGCAGTGAGGCGCGCCGCGTGAGACCAGACGTCTTGTCGCCACCTAAATCAAGCTGACGTCGCCAAGGAGATTGTTCGTTTACGTTCAGCTGCAATGCGATGAATAGCTCTGGGCGCTCTGATGCCAGATCAGCAGCGAGTTGCGCGTCGTGAAAGTCGAGCAGGCTCGTGCTCAGCCCTTTGGCCTTGCTGTTGATAACCCGGAATGCTTCCATCTCTTCGCGTGCGCTCAGCCCGATAAAACACATGAAGGGCAGCGGTACGTCGAGGTCGTGGAGGTGCCCCAAGCGATGCTGGCAATCCACCTGCGCCAGTACACGTGCATCCCCGTCAATTTCGAGTCGCGCATGGGCGCCTTTGCCTATCAGGCGCCAGTGATTGGCAGCCTCCGGTCGGACGTTAAACGTGAGCGGTATGGTCATGGAGCCGTCGGTTTGAACGTACCGCCGGAAATCCAGGCTGTGTTGTGGATTGAGGCGCCGCTGATAGCCTGTGCCAGCGTCTTCGTTGAGAACATCGGCGTAGCTCAGCCGGTGCAGAACGGTTGCGGGCGCAAATCCAACCAACGCGGGCTGCCGCACCGCCTGGCCTAGGTGCCCGTAGAGCTTGGTCTTCTTCCCATCCGTCATTAGGCCATCCTGCAGCACTTGCAGCCGTAGACTGCAGTTATTGCACCCTCGATTCGCCTACTCAAGGGATATTCACGGACGGTACTTCCGATTTGCACAGCAAGTACGGGACCCACTCACACGGTGAGCCCCACCATGCGCTTCTGTTCTCGCCAACACACCGGCAGGGGCGCCAACAACTTCGAAAGAGACAAGTCTGTGGGCTGCCGCCCTTGCGCAATGCGCTCTATGATTTCCGGAGCGAGCAGGGTCAGCCGTAGCACGCGACCCACGTAAGACTCATTGATCTTCTCGGCGGCGGCGATCTCTGCGATGGTCGCGTAGGTGCCGTTCTCCAGCATTTCCCGCCAGCGGAACGCCCTGGCGATCGCCTTGACCGTGGCGTTGTCGATGCGGCGGGCGATGGGCGCCGTCGTCACGTTCGTGCCGTCGGGAGCAACAACGAGTTTCCGGCCACCGCGCTTCCGAATTGAAATCGGCACCCGCACGGTGATGGTGCGACCGTCGCTGCTGATCTTCGGCTTCGTCATTACGCAGCCTTTTGCCCTGGCCTGACCGCGTCCAGCTCCGCCGTCAGGTTCGCTAGCCCTTCTGTTCGCAGTCGGATGTCGATGCCATCCGGGTCCACGTCGACTCGTTCGATGAGCAACTGGATGATGCGAACCTGCTCGGCGGGGAAGAGTTCGTCCCAAAGCGGGTCGAGACGCTGCAAAGCGGCACTCACCTCTGATTCCTGCAGCCCAGCAACCAGCCGCTTTCCCGCCCGCCACGTTCGCACGATCATCTCGGGCGATCGCAAAAGGCCCCGAACTTGGTCGATAACTGCACCCTCGATCTCACCGGCCGATACCCTTCGCACCGTGCACTGTGGAGCATCGTGTTTCAGCACGGTGGTCGCGATGTAGTAGCGGTAGAGACGTCCGCCCTTACGCGTGTGCGTTGGCGTCATGGCGCATCCGCTCGGACCGAAAATCAGCCCTTTCAGCAACGCCGGGGTCTGCGCGCGAGTGCTGGCGGCACGTTGACGCGCGCCCTCGCTCAGGATGGCGTGGGCCTCGTCCCACAGCGTGTTGCTGATGATGGCGTGGTGTTCGCCAGGATAGGACGTGCCCTTGTGGACGGCCTCGCCAAGATACACCCGGTTCCTGAAGAGCTGATAGACGTAGGACTTATCGATGAGGCGCCCGCGTTTTCCGCGCACATCTTCAGCTCGAAGCACCCGGACGAGTGCCGTTACCGAGCCGCTCTTCGTGAATTTCTCGAAGATCCGCTGGACCGTTGCGGCTTCGGCTTCATTGAAGACGAGCTTGCGATCCTTGACGTCATAGCCGAGCGGCACGAACCCACCCATCCACATCCCCTTCTTGCGAGAAGCAGCAAACTTGTCACGGATGCGCTCGCCGATGACCTCCCGCTCGAACTGAGCGAACGAGAGCAGGATGTTGAGCGTCAGCCGCCCCATGGACGTGGTCGTGTTGAACGATTGCGTGATGCTCACGAAGGTGACGTTATTGCGGTCGAATACCTCGACCAGCTTCGCGAAATCCATCAAGGCTCGGCTGAGGCGGTCGATCTTGTAGACGACTATGACGTCGACGCGATCGCCTTCAATGTCGGCGAGCAACCGCTGCAGCGCAGGTCGCTCCAGCGTCGCCCCGGAAATCCCACCATCATCATAACGGTCGGGGACGAGCACCCAGCCTTCCGGTTTCTGACTTGCGATGTACGCCTCGCACGCCTCTCGTTGTGCGTCGAGCGAATTGAACTCCATATCCAGCCCCTCCTCGCTGGACTTGCGCGTGTACACGGCGCACCGGAGCTTTCGGACGATGGGCTTCTTCATTCCGCTCCCCGCCGGTTCTTCAAGCCGAAAAAGAGGAGCCCGTTCCATCGCGTGCCTGTAATGGCGCGTGCAATCGCGGACAGCGATTTGAAAGGCCGACCCTGATATTCGAAATCCTCGTCACGCACCGTCACGCAGTGCTCGACCCCCTGATATTCCCGGATCAGGCGCGTGCCGGAGAGCGGTCTGTCATTGCCTGGGCGGCGGCGACGTGCTGGGTCTCGGCCGTCGAGGGCCCAGGCAATGTCCTTGAGCCGTTTGATCGTCTCGGGCCTAAGCCCGCCCAAGGCGAGTTGTTGGATTCGATAACCAAGGCGATGCTCCAAAAACCTGCGGTTATAGGGCGGCGGTTCGGTTTCGAACAACTCGCGCCATTTCTGTTTGAGGTGGGCGATTGGGGCGGTTTTGAGGGTCGCCAACTGCCCCAGAACGGTGTCAGCCATCCGAGTTTCTCCGGTCCACGCGGATTGGATGACCGCTCTGGCTGGGCGAGATGTCGAGCGAAAATTCTCCGGTGTCCTGAAATAAAGGATTGGACTGTCGCGCGCGCAGCCGTATTAGGCCGGCCGCGAAAATTTCGGCGATTTCGGCGAGGCGTTCGTCTCCGCTTTCCCGTGGGCTTGGCGCAGCGCTCATCTCCCCAAAATGTCCCAAAAAAATAGGAAGTCGAGACCGATGAATCCGACGACGTACGCGCCCGAACTGGATCGTAATCAAACGCGTTCGATCGCGCGATTTGCGTGTGAATAAAAGAGATCAAACCAGGGTCTATGCTGCGGTGAGTGGATCCCGAGGCAATGCGATTCGCACAAATCGTACGTGAGCGAGATGCTGCGCCGATATGCACCGGCCAAGCGCGGGCGCAAATTATCGTACAGCCAGTCAGCCCTCGTGTTTCACATGAAACACACTGCGTACGATGGGATACGTGCGCTTACTATCAGGGAAGACACTCGTGCCCAACTCCATCAATCCTGTGGAACACTGAGGCAAAGTTCTTCTTCGGCAACTCGAGACGCAGCCTAATACCGAATCATTTTGGTCCTCCAATGGAGGCAAGGGCCTCGCGTCGCCGTAACCAAGAATTCAGGAGAGCCGAGATGCAAAGCAAGAAGATGGGTCGCCGTCCGAAGCAGCCGACGCTGGAATGCAACGAGTGGACCGACACAGATCCTAAAACCGGTACAAGGATCTCTGTGGTCCACAACATTCGAGGGGTACTGGCCACCGAAACCCGGCATTACGAGTCCTTGGCTCTTGGATTGCAGGATATGAGCAGTTCTTCTGACAGACAACGGCTGGAAGAATTGTGTGAGAATACCAGGGACCAGCTGGAGAAGCTCGGCCTTCCTTCAGACCGCATTCCGTTTTGGATTCAAATCGACGACGGAGAATGGGAGCCGGATCTTGCCGGCGCCCGCCCGCAGGCCCAACGCAATCTGAGAGGCTCAACTTGGCGCAAAAGGCTTGAACAGCTGACGGAGCCTCTCTCGAAGGAACGTGCCGCCGGCGACGTGTTGTATGCACTTACTGCGTTACTAAAGCGTCCAGGGATTGATGAGCATCTATGGCACATCAATCGAGCGATGAACGCGTATCGCTCGTTTTCCCTTGCTGGCACGATCAATAATCTGGCGGCAGCAGGAATTGCCGCGCGAAAAGCTCGTGCGGCCGGTCCAGCCGTGAAGCGGAAGCGTGCCAATGAAATTCGTCGGCTCATCGGCGTCCATGCGGAGAATTATTGGTCCTCTCATCCCATTCTGAGGAACGATGCCAGCAACACGGCGGCGCAAATCGTCATGACCGTCAACGCCGACCTGATCACCAGGGGTCTTCTGCCCCCCACAACAGAAGGGCTCAAAGCAAAGACGATCGGCGATCATATCCGCGCTGTTATCAGGGGATAAGAATTCTGAATCCGCCAATTTGGAAACCAAATTGGCCAATCTCGAAATTTCACTCCGTCTGAGTGCTGCTCCGAATCCGTTATTCGTCGTGCGCCTGGGAGAGGGGTCACGTGACCTCTCCTCGCTCGGAGCGCGGTCAATGACAGCTTACACGTCCTCAGATGCTGCGGCTCTCTTGACCGAGACCGAGGCCGCTCGCTTCCTCTCGGTTTCAACGCGAACACTGCAAGCATGGAGGCTCAAGCGTTTTGGTCCTCCATTTTGTCGCTGTGGCCGAGCAATTCGGTATCGACGTGACGCTCTGATCGATTGGACGGATTCCAACACTGTCAGTCCTGCGCCCAAAGTACACCAGAACAGAGGGCCGGTATCGTGCGCACCGGCTTGAGGACCAACCACCTCCGTGAAGTCGTCGCGCGTCTCCACGATGGGCTGACAGAAGACGCATCTGGGGAGGAGGAGGAGGCAGCAGACGCCACGACGGGTTCGGAAACTCTCTACAAGCGGGTTGCCCGGGCCAAGGCCCGATGGCTGCGGCGGGTCATGTACGGGACGGTCGCGACGTCCACCGAGAAATGCTTCGCGTATGCAATCGCTGAACATCTCAACTGTGTGACGTTGGACGCATGGCCTGGTCAGGCCCGGCTGACGCAGCTACTCGGCTTCAAATCGGAAAAGACGATTCAGCGCGCAGCGCTTGGCCTGGAGGGCCTGACCGTGCTCCTCATTCGTCGCAGCAGGAGCCGGTACCGGTATGCTCCGGTGTTTCTGCCGGGCGATGAAGACAAGATTGTCTCGACAAAAGGACAAACCAGTCCCCACCAGAGCGGACACGGATGTCAGGGAATCCTTATTACTCATCCATGTTAATTCATCCGTCCCAAGAAAGGGGACGTCCGATAAGAAGAAAGAGGATCAGCACAATGAACTCCGCTATCGCAGGAGCCAACGTGGTGCGATCGAAGTCAAGGTCGCCGCAATGCTGGGCGACGGCGGCATCGATGCTCTTGGGCGCCTCGACGCGATCGACGGCTCCATCGTCGAGCGGTTGTGCCGAGCCTATGTGGCGGGCGCCCTCGGGGAGCGGGAACTGTTCGCGGCCCGCCTTGCGGTCGAGCAGGTACGCTAGCCATGCCGAAATGCCCGCCCCTCCATCAAGCTCTCGGCCAGAGGACTCACACGGACTGCCGGCGTGAGTTCGATCATCGCCGCGGCTCGTCGCGTGAGCGCGGCTACACGACGGCGTGGCAGAAGGCGCGGGCAGCGTATCTCGCGCAACACCCTCTCTGCGTCTTCTGTGAGCGCGATGGCCGGGTGACGGCCGCTGTCGTGGTCGACCACGTCGTAGCGCATCGCGGTGATCACCAGAAGTTCTGGGACCCGGATAACTGGCAGTCGCTGTGCCAGCCACATCATGACAGCGCCAAACAGCGTCAGGAGAGAAACCGGCCAGAGGGGGGGGGGTCAAAAGTCCACGATCCCCGCAGCGGGACCGGTGCCCTCGCAAAACTTCTGCGTCCGCGAAATTGGACCGGGGGGTCAAATGAGCAGCGGTGATTGGCCAGCCGACAAGGTCGAACGATGGCCGCTCGATCGGCTGGTGCCTTACGCGCGCAACGCCCGCACGCACGATGACACGCAGGTGGCGCAGATCGCAGCGTCGATCCGGGAGTGGGGCTGGACGAATCCGGTGCTCGTCGACGAGCAGGGAACCATCATCGCGGGCCACGGCCGCGTGCTGGCCGCCCGGCAGCTCGGACTCCAGGACGTGCCGGTCATGGTCGCGCGCGGCTGGAGCGAGGCGCAGCGCCGGGCCTATGTGCTCGCTGACAACAAGCTCGCCGAGAACGCAGGGTGGGACAAGCAAGTTCTGATGTTGGAGGTCGGCGATCTCACCGCGTTGGGCTTCGACCTCTCACTGGTCGGGTTCTCGGACCGGGAGCTGACCTCGTTCGCAGCCGCACAGCACCAGGGCCTGACGGATCCGGATGACGTCCCCGAGGCTCCGGTCGAGCCCGTCAGCCGCGTCGGCGACGTGTGGCTGCTCGGAGCGCACCGGCTCGCATGCGGCGACTGTACCGACGCAGCCGCAGTGAGCGCCGTGCTGGCTGGGGTTGTGCCTCACCTGATGGTGACCGATCCGCCCTATGGCGTGTCCTACAGCCCGAAATGGCGCGCGCAGGCGGGGCTCTCGGACGGGAGTACGCTGGCCCGCGGTGAAGTGCTCAATGACGACCGGGACGACTGGCGCGAGGCCTGGATGCTGTTTCCTGGCGATGTCGCCTATGTGTGGCACAGCGCGCTGCACGCCGGCACGTGGCGACGAGCCTGGAAGCCGCCGGCTTCGTCATCCGCTCGCAGATCATCTGGGACAAGACCCGACTGGTGATCAGCCGGGGGGATTACCACTGGAGGCACGAACCGGCCTGGTATGCGGTGCGCAAGGGCAAGACCGGACAATGGGGTGGCGACCGCAAACAGACGACAGTCTGGGAGATCCCGCATGCCAGGTCGGAGACCGGCCACGGCACCGAGAAACCGGTGGAGTGCATGAAGCGGCCGATGCAGAACAACTCGTCGACCGGCCAAGCGGTCTACGACCCATTCTGCGGCTCCGGCACCACCATCATCGCGGCTGAGATCACCGGCCGGGTTTGCCACGGGATCGAGCTCTGGCCCGCCTACGTGGACGTCGCCATCAAGCGCTGGGAGGCGTTCACCGGACACACCGCGATGCTGGAGGCCACGAAGGAAAGCTTTGCCGAGGTTGCTGCGAAGCGCACGGGCGCAACTTGCGTCGACCCTACCGTCACCTCTCCGGTCGGAGGCTAGTCATGCGCGGACGCAAGCCAAAGCCCACGTATCTGAAACTTCTCAACGGCAATCCCGGGAAGCGCGCGCTCAACGAGCAGGAACCGAAGCCCGAGGCGGCCTTGCCGAGCCCGCCCGCAGAGCTGTGCGAAGACGCCAAGCTCGAGTGGGAGCGGATGGCTCCGCTCCTCCATCAGCTCGGCACCCTGTGCGAGATCGATCGCGCGGCGCTTGCCGCGTACGCCCAGGCTTATGGCCGGTGGCTCAAGGCCGAGCGCGCGATCTCGACCATGGCGGAGCGCGACCAGCTCACCTCCGGCCTGATGATCAAGACCACCAACGGCAATCCGATCCAGAACCCGCTGGTCGGGATCGCCAACCGGGCCATGGTCGACATGGTGCGCTACGCCGCCGAGTTCGGCATGACGCCGAGCGCCCGCAGCCGCATCGCCAAGGAGCCCTTCGAACATGACCCTCAGGAGAGCTTCTCCCAATTCTGGGCAATGGATGGCCGCCCGAGCTAAAGCCCCCCGCCCGCCCCTGGCGCGGGCCCTGCGCTATGCCGAGCAGGTCATCGAGGGCCGGATTCCGGCCTGCGTCTTCGTCCGGCAGGCCTGTGAACGGCAACTGCGCGACCTGTCGCGGCGGCGCTGGCCCTACCGGTTCGACCCGCTGGCCGCAGAACGGATCTGCCGGTTTGCCGAGCTGCTGCCCCACATCAAGGGGCCCATGGCCGGCCAGCGCATCGAGCTGGCCCCCTGGCAGGCCTTCATCCTGACCACCGCGTTCGGCTGGGTCCGGGCCGATACGGGCAAGCGGCGCTTCCGCCGGTCTACATCGAGGTGCCGCGCGGCAACGGCAAGACCACGATGTCCGATGCGCCGGCGCTCTACATGCTGACGGCCGATCGGGAAGGCGGCGCCGAGGTCTACAGCGCCGCCCGCACGCGCGACCAAACCAAGATCGCGTTCTGGACCGCGCAGGAGATGGTACGGAGGTCGAGGGACTTCCGCAGGTCGCTCGGCGTCGAGGTGCTGGCGCACCGGATCGTGCAGGCCCGGTCTGCGAGCTACTTCGAAGCGGTCTCCGCCGACGCCGACATCCTGGAGGGCAAGAATGTCCACTTCGGGCTGATCGACGAGTTCCATGCCCACCGCAGCCGCGACGTCTACGACGCCATCGAGACCGGGGCCGGCAAGCGCGACCAGTCGATGCTCTGGGCCATCGCGACCGCGGGTTCCGATACGCTAGGCGTCTGCTACGAGCAGCAGGCCTACGTGCGCAACATCCTGAAGGGGACCATCAAGGACGAGAACTATTTTGGGATCATCTACACCATTGATGAGGGCGACGACTGGACGGCCGAAGCGACCTGGCGCAAGGCCAATCCGAACTACGGCATCTCGGTCGAGCCCGAACATCTCGCCTTGCAGTGTCGCAAGGCCATGCAGTCGCCGGCCTCCCGGGCCTCCTTTCTGACCAAGCACCTCGACGTCTGGATCCAGGTGGACCAGGCCCTGTTCGACATGGCGGCCTGGGAACGTTGCGCCGATCGGGGCCTTGCCCTCGAACAGTTCGAGGGCCAGCCTTGCATCATCGCGGTCGACCTCGCGACCAAGACGGACATTGCGGCCGTGATTCTTCTCTTCCAGAAGGACGGAAAACTGATCCCGTTCGCGCGCTTCTATGTCCCGGAAGCTGCGGCCGATGTCCCACACCTCGACAGCTACCGGGCTTGGGTATCCCAGGGCCAGATGACCGCGACGCCGGGCGATATCATCGACTTCGACCGGATCGAAGCGGACATTCTCGAAGCGAGCAAGCGATTCCAGGTCGGCGAAGTCGCCTACGATCCCTGGCAGGCAACCCAGCTCGCAACCCGCTTGCAGACGCAAGGTGCACGCGTCGTCGAGTTCCGGCAGACGGTTGCGAACTTCTCCGAACCCACCAAACAGCTCGATGCGCTGATGCGCTCGGGAAAGATCGTACACGACGGCAACGCTGTCCTTGCCTGGATGATCGGGAATGTGGTCGGTCATTACGACGCGAAAGAGAACGTCTACCCACGTAAGGAGCGGCCGGAGAACAAAATCGACGGAGCCGTGGCCCTCATCATGGCCCTCGGCCGCCACATGGTGTTCGAGGAACAGCCAAGTCTTGACGAGTTTCTGAAGCGGTCATGGTCTGAAATTGTGCGCCTTGGCCGCCCCGCATCACATTCACATCTTCAATAACGAACGCGCTTTCTCGGTGATCGGCTAAAATTTCGAAGCTGGAACCTTGGCTGGCAACGTCAGCCAGTCCGGATATCCTGATTGCCAAAAAGGATGTCGTTATCCTGGATTCCAAACAGAGTATCCGCTCCGACCCCGCCCGACAGGGATTCGTTGCCAAGTCCGCCGGTCAGCATATTGGTGCCACCATCGCCGGTTACCGAGTCAGCATAGCTGAAGCGATTAGGTTTTCGATGCCGATCACGCGTCGGTGCTCGCGCCACCCGTATTCTGGGGTGAGTTCCGCAGCAGCAACCGCGCTGATTTGTTCGACGTGCGCGTCGGCGGCCTCGGCGACATGGACTTCCGCCTGAACGCGCATGGGCGAATACTCTTTAGGGCGCCTCGAAAAATAGCCACTCCGACTGCGCCGTGCGAGTCTCATCGATGGCAGCATGATTCGGGAGGCGCAGATGGGTCAGCTTGGGTTCTTCGATACGGAGAAGCGGTTGGCAGCGCTGTCTGCGAAGGGTGATTCGCTGGAAGCCATCGATCGACTGGTGCCGTGGGAGAGTTTTCGCGCCGACATCGAGGCGGTGGTGCTGACACCGGACGAGGTAAAGAAGAGTAGTGCCGGCCGGAAACCGATGGATGCGATCGTGATGTTCCGCATGCTGGTGTTGCAAGCCCTTCACAATCTTTCGGACGAGCAGGCGGAATACCAGGTGCGCGACCGGTTTTCGTTCACGCGGTTTCTGCGGCTGGGCATTGAGGACGGTATCCCGGACGCGACGACGCTGTGGCTGTTCCGCGAGAAGCTCGCCAAGGCTTCGCTGATTGAGAAGTTGTTCGAGCGCTTCGACCAGCATCTTGCGGCGCAGGGCTACATGGCGCGTGGCGGTCAGATGGTTGATGCCACGATCGTGCCGGTACCGAAGCAACGCAACAGCCGTGACGAGAACGAGACCGTGAAGGCCGGCCAAACGCCGACGGAGTGGGAGAAGAAACCTGCAAAACTGCGCCAGAAGGACCACGACGCCCGCTGGACGAAGAAACACGGCAAGAGCTTCTTTGGATACAAGAACCACGTGAATGCGGACGCCAAGCACAAGCTGATCCGACGATACGAGGTGACCGATGCGGCGGTGCACGACAGCCAGCCGCTCGACGCACTCTTGACCAAGGGCAACACGTCGACCGAAGTGTTCGCCGACAGCGCCTATCGCTCGGCCGAGACCGAGGCAAAGCTCAAGGCTGGCGGCTTTCGCAGCCGTATTCATCGGCGCGCCAGCCGCAACCATCCGCTGTCGGATGCGCAAACGCGGGCGAACCGCGCCAAGAGCAGAATTCGCGCACGCATCGAGCATGGGTTCGGAGCGCAGCAGAGTTCGGTGGGCGGCCGGATCGTGCGCACGATCGGCATCGTGCGGGCACGCGCCAAGATCGGCCTGCAGAATTTGGCCTACAACATTCGTCGCATGGTCACCCTGGACCGGATGGCCGCCGCATGAGGGTGGAGTCCGCCCGCAGCGCCCCGACGGGCCCCGCGGCGAACAAAAAGAAAGCTGCATCGGCGATAAATCATCATCGAAATTGGTTCGATATCCGCACCGCCGGCCAAACACGCGCTGAATGGGTCATAGTTCGAGGTGCCCTTTAGATGGATACCAGCGGCAGCCTGAAGGTCCGTGTTGAGAAGCGCGGGGCCAATACGTTTGGGAGCTACGCCGCCATGGTTTGGCTCAACCGGTGAAGTTTTCCGCGCCTGCTTCTCCGGAAACCAGGTACGAAAGAATCATTTGGCTCAATTGGCGGCCAGAAGGGCGAAAAGGACATAGGCAGGGATCGCAGCCTACCTGATCGGCAATGTTGCCGGAGCCGACCCGATTCGCGCCGGTTTTAACGCAGGCCGTCCCGCTAAAGTGTGATTTCAAAGGGCTCCTTCCCGAAGCTAGCAACTACCCGAAAAGTATTGCCTCCATTGACGAGCCGGATCGTGGCATTCCAGCCCTCGATTGCCCATGCAGCTAACTCATCTCCAGACCGATCTAGTTCCGAGAACTTGGCATCACCGAGCAAAATGTGATCCTTCCAATTGAGGGTGACGGTCTCAAAGCGCTCAGTATGCTCGATGCGTAAGCGCTCGTGAGATTTGGACAGGACAACTTTAAAGGGTCCACGTGCCCATTCCGTTGAACCGTCGTGTGCGACGCCTGGTCTCACGACCGGGTAGTCCGAAACCTTAGCATTGCCCAGGCGCCCTCGTTCGCGCAGCTGTTGAGCCCGTGATTGCCGCTGGCGTGCTTGGCGCTCGTCTCCTCTGCTCAGGAAGTACTCGGCGTGCCGCTCTAGGTTTCGGACCAATCGCTCAGCGGCAAACTTCTGTTCTTCTTCAGCAGCGGCTTGGCGTCCGACGTCCTCGTAGAACTGAAGAGCATCCACGATCTTACCTGCCCGCTCGATGGCCGCACCAATTACCACGGGAGAAATGACATGCGCTTGCCCTTGCGGCCCGCCCTTCCCGATGAAATGCCTATTCAGGAACTCGGCCACAGGAGCTTGTTGTTCGGCTGACTCTGCAGCTAAATCATCAGAGATGGCAAGTTCATCGACAACGGTTCGGAAAACGTCGGTCACACCATTGGACTTTCCCAGGACGGAACGGACTTTTTCCAGTTGAATGCCTGCGAGTCCTGGGAAATGAGTATCTTCGGCGGCCCCGATTGCGGATTTCCACGCTCGCGTCCGCACAAACGTTCTTGCTGCAAGAACGGCAGCCGCCGACGTAATGTTGGCATCGCCACCTTTGGTTGCGAAACTTAAGAGCTTTACAACACGATCTCGGTCGGGCCTCAGATCCAGCATTGTTGCGGCCAGAGACAAATCATTCTCCGCCAAAGCCGCATCCACGACCACCGCGGTCACGCGCTCCTCAAGTTTTGAGATGTCGGTTAACTCCGCATAATGCTGTCGCCACTGCTGCAATACTTGCCTATGCTCCTTCAAACTACTGAACCATCTCAGGTTCGTTGGAAAGGGATCAACGTGCGCCTTCGCCCGACGGTACTCGTCCCTTTCGGTCGTTCCCGCGCGATCCCAAATTTCTACAGCCCGGTTGAAGTCTTTCGCCGCGTAGGCGATCGCTGCGAGATGCGCATCATCTATGGGGACTCCGGCGTTCACCAAGCTCTGAAATGCTTCAAGAAGCTTGACCCACGGTATTGCATTATCGCCAATTGTCTTCGAAAGCCGTTCAGCCAACCGGCTTAGAACCTCTCGCCACGTAGTGTCGCGACTAACATCGCTTCTCCAATCGGATTCGGCAGCCGCGTCAATGAAACCGGTGAGGAACGTTCCAAGCGGGCTGGTTGTGCGCGCCATGAAATCAGCGGCTTGGCTCTCCAATCTTGATGTTAGCGCAAATTCTCGGGCGGTCAGCTCGCAGAGCGGGGTCCAGTTGCGCCCTTCCCAATAGCAGCGGAAAGCTTCCTCATAGAAGCCGAGTTCGCGGTATTTGTCTCCAGCCTCTTTACGTCTCCCCTCGAACTCGGCAGCGAGCGCAAGACATTTCCCGGCTTCATGTTCATCGCCGGCACTGCGATAGGCGAGGGTCGCCTGTCGAAGCAAGTAAGGATCCCGCTTGCGCCGGCCCTGAGTGGCATACTCGACCGCTTGCTCTCTTGGGTCGATGCGCTCGCCGCTCCACGCTTGTTCCCGACCCGGGACAAGGAATGTGATGGCGTCTTTCCATATCTCAACACCACCTGCCTTCTCCATAAGGCGGTCGATCATCTCTGTGTCAGTGGCAAAACGCCAGAAGGCTTCCAGGGCGCGGCCTGAGTCCACAATGACGAGCTGACCCTTCGCCCTACTCGCGGCCACGTAAAGACGATTGAGGAAGTACTCGTAGGGGAGTCGTTCCTCTGAGTCCCGCAGGACAATTTCCCCGGAAAGTAACCTCAGGAAGTTCGTCGGCGCAGCTTCACCGTATCGATACACCACCACTGCCGGAAACTCGAGGCCTTTAGCGCGTGTGGGCCCCAAGACATTTCGGTAGATGCCCTCAGTTTCCTCCTTCAGGTCTTTCAAAATCGAATCGGCACGAACAAAGTCCGTTTCCTCGCCCTCCTCACAATTAACGAGCTTCACGAGATCAGGACGCTTCTCAAGTTGCTGCTTGGTCTGCGCGTTATCAAGCGCAAACCACACCGTTTGCACCGGCACATCGACCCACCACGCCTCCTGTGGGCTTATGCCTGCGGCACCCAGAAGGGCAGCACGAACGAGTTGGATCAGATTGCAGAATCTAACGATGCCCGGGTTGGATCTGTAGTTGAATCGAAGCTCTCGGTAGCTTACCTCGATGCGGGCCCGGCGGCGCGGGTCGAGAATTGCGCAGAACCGTTCGTGAAAGTCGGCTTGGACCGCGTCCCATCTGAATCCCGTCGGGTTGATGGTTTGCAAAGGATCACCTGCAAAGACGATCGGTACCCGCCGCAGCTCTTCGGGCTGGAGAGAGCGCCGCCCGAATACCGACAACTGAAAAATGATATCCAATTCCGCAGGGGTGAAGTCCTGTGCCTCGTCGCAAAACACCGCCGAGCAGTCGACTCCCCGCGCCAGTCCGAGCTGCAGCACGCGAGCTGCAAGATCTTGGTCATCCCAGTATAGCTCCTCCTCACAAAGTCGCTTGTACCAGCTGCACCAAACTCTGTCGTATATCCGCCTATATGTTTCCTCAGAGACCGAGCGGCGGCGGCGCGGAAGAGCGTTGAATTCCTCGGGCGCGAGTTCATCACCATTGCTAGAACGAATTCCCTTAATGTATGAGCGCACAGTATGCCAAGCCAAATCAGGGGAAATCTGCCGCGCCTCCGGGCGCCGAGCAAAATCGTTGGACCACAGCCGCCTGAATTCCGCGTAGCTTACGTATCGGTCACGTGGAAACTCATTCTGCACGTTTGCGGGAAGCAGCGAGTACAGAAACTCATGGAAAACCGCGAATGAGCGATTTAGTATTCTATCGACGTCGGCTGCGCTGTGCGCTCCCTCAAGGAGACGCTCATGGTGTGCCATCAGCAGCCCTCGCACTGTCTCTCGGGCGCGTTCAAGCAGATCTCGGCTGCACGTCATGTACAACGGAAGCGGTGCAGCGTTTCTTCGCAGAGCAAAGTCAACGTAATCCGCCGCGAGATACTGCAGCATCGTCGACTTGCCACTACCAGCGCGGCCGTTGATGAAGAGAGGGTATCCAAGTTCTCCTTCGACTCCTGCTCGATGGATGGATTCGAGCAGTTCCGCTTCTTCTGGAGAAAGGGCGAGGTTGGCTTCCTCGTCCTTCTGGATCGCCAACCAAGCAGTCTGATCCAGTATCATGAGATAGGGATAGGAACGCGCCGCGATGCGCGAGAGATCTTGCTGTTCTCCTCCTGTGCTGGCCAGACGCTTGCCGTGTTCTGCGAGCACAGCGTTAACGTCATCTGATTGACGAATAGGTTCAAGCAAAAGCAGACGATGAAGGTCCGGTCGATACAGATATACGACCCCTAGGCGCCCATTGTCTTCCCAGTGCGTCACCATCCCGGTGTTGGAAGTCGCCGCACGGAGCTTGTCCGTCCCAAGCTGTTCAATCATCTGATGGTAAAGCGCGAGGAAGTCGCGGTTCTCAGGGGCCCGCATCTTCCGCACCCATTCCTCGGTTTCTAGTACCAGAAGCTCGTCTTCAGGCGCCGTCTTCCGGAAGACCTCATACAGCCATGCCCTCTCCTCCGCGCTGGGCTCTGGCGGCTGAGTCGGTGGAGAGATGCTCGTCAATTGAGCGTAAATCCTTTGAAGTTGAGCGCTGTCGTACGGCTGAAACTGCCGTGTTATGCCGGGCGTGTCGTCGTCCCAGTTCGCCAGGAAGTTTTCGTATTCGTTGCTGCCGCGGGCGAGAATCCGAAGAAAGAGGATGAGTTCATTATCGGCAAAGGGAACGCTATATGCGATGAGCCTGAAGCTCCGACCCAGGTTTTTCTTTATAAAAGGCGTGGACGGAAAAAAGGTGAAGCCGGTCAGGTTTTGCGAACCCTCAACGGAGGCTTTGAGATTTTCGACCATCGACCCTTGGCCGTGTCGCTCAGCGTCAGCTTGGCAACCGTCCGCAACAAATACGAGTAGGGCCATTGCTGAATTCCTCCCCTCGCGGTCATCAAACCATACTAGCTCACGCCATGGTAGCATTCTACTGCTAGATTCTCGTCGCGCGTACAGCTCAGGACCGGCAATCATGTAATGTGATCGTTAGTCTCGGATCGATCGCTTCGAATGCAAGTACTCAACGGCAATCGTGGCCTCGTTGGTGAAGCCAACAAACCAAGCGTCATTCGCTGAATCGGTAGTGCCGGTCTTGCCAGCTGCATAAACGTCGAAAATCACAGGTGGAGGCGACGAACTGATCGAGCGCGTGCTCAT